CAATGATCTTCCAAAGAATCAACTTTCACGACAATGTCCTTCCCGTTTTCAAGGAAAACAAGGCGAAAGGATATGTGACTTTTGGTGCTGACAACTTATATCCCGATTTCCTGATTGAGTTATTCAACAAGTCACCCAAGCACAATGCCATCGTTTCATCCAAAGCATCGTATGTTGCTGGAGTTGGAACAAAGGTAATCGGACAAAACACCGTTGACATCGCAAAAGCCGAAGCAAAGATTCAATCAATCAATGCTTACGAAACACTTAACCAAGTTAAGAACAAGATTGCTTATGACCTTGAGTTGTTCAATGGTTATTGCCTTGAGATAATTTGGAATAAGGCAAAAACGGCAATTGCTGAAATTTACCACATTCCTTTCAAGAATATCCGCAAAGGTCTTGAAGGTGAGTATGTGTATTGCGAGGATTGGACTGACCGCAAGGCGGAGCAAGTTCACTATCAGCCATTCAATGCAACCACAAGAGAATCAAAGTCACTTTATTATTGCCAATTCTACCGACCCGGGCAAGGAGAATATCCTTTGCCTGATTATGTTGGTGCATTAAAATACATTGAAGTTGACACCGAGATTTCAAACTACTATTTGAACTCAATCAAAAACGGATTCACCGCACAAACTCACATCCAGTTATTCAAGGGAATTCCAACACCTGAAGAAGCTCGTGCAACTGCAAGACGATTCAAAGAGAATTATCAAGGCACGGACAATGCCGGTGGACTTATCATCCAATACAACGATCCACAAGAAAAAGAATCAATCATCAGCAACTTGCAACCGTCTGACTTTGACAAGCAATTTGATTTGCTTAATAAGACCGTACAACAAGAGATATTTGTTGCACACAAGGTAAACTCTCCGATGTTGTTTAGAGTGCGTGTAGAGGGTCAATTGGGTGGTCGTAGCGAGATGATTGAAGCGTATGAGATGTTCCAACAGTCATACATTGAACCCCGTCAACAAAAGATTGATGATACCTTAACTGATTTATTTCAATTCATCTCTCCAGTTCGTTTGGAAACAATTAACAAACCACCAATCGGTGTTGATTATGTTGCCTTGTTTACTGCTGGACTTTTAACTCAGAACGAAGCACGGAAGGAATTGGGATTTGAAGAGATTGAGAAAACACCCGTTGCGATGTCATCACAAAATCCTTTTGGATGGGATGATGAGCGTGACTTGGCGGTGTTTATGAAGTATGGTGAACCTGCTGAGAACTTTGAAGCGATGAAGTTTGACTTCGCATCTGCGATTGAATCAGCCATCTTGAATGTGCTGAAGGAAAACAAAGGTTTGCAAGTGGGCGATATCGTAAACATCACCAAACTTGATCCACAAGTGGTGGTTGATACCATTGCAAAATTGAACGATGCCAAGTTAATCAAAGGGTACAATCAAGGTCTTGAGGTTACAACAAAAGGATTGGAAGAAATCAGTCAGTTACAAACCGAAATTGTTGTCCGTTACAAATATGCAGTTGCACCAGGAATATCAGGTGGAATGATTATACCCGGTTCTCGTGATTTCTGCCGTCAAATAGACCGATCAAATCGTGTTTATTCTCGTGCGGATATTGATGCGATGTCGGCACAAACGGGAATTGATGTTTGGAGCAGACGAGGTGGATGGTATCACGACCCCGTGAGAGATGTCAATGTTCCACAATGCAGACACATTTGGCAACAACAATTATTAAGGAGAATTAAGAAATGACGAACTTTGTATATTTCATAAGCACCACTTATCTCAAGGACAACAGTCCGTTGAATGAGAATGTGGATGACAAGTTGCTGAAGTCAGCAATCAAAGAAGCTCAAGAGATCTATATTCGGGATGTCATCGGTTCGGGTATTTACAACCAATTGCAGACACAAGCATTTGCAGGAACGCTGACCGCTTTGAACACAACCCTTTTGGATTCATACATTGCACCTTGTTTGAAGTATTATACTTTGACCGAAGCAATGTTGCCAATGACATTCAAGTTGATGAACAAATCGGTTGCATCTCGTGAATCTGACAATGCTCGTGCAGTATCGGTGGAGGAGATGACATTGATTGAAGGCAGATATCGTGACAAAGCGGAATACTATGCGAATAGGTTGCGTGATTACTTGCGTACCAATACGAATGACTATCCATTGTTCTTGAATCCCGGCAACACGATTGACACCATCAGACCGAAATCAACTGCATTCAGCGGAGGCATTTATTTACCACTAAGATATGACGATTGTTTCTTCAACTACGACTTCCCCCACGAGGACAAATAAGTGGCAAAAAAACAACGAAGCCAAACTTCTCAAATTCTTAAAAAATGACATTAAACCAAATAATCAAAAAGATTCAGACCGCAGCGGAAAGCCATAAAATGGTCGGTCACTTTGGTGTTGGTCAGCAGTCGAATTTGACGGTTGAGAATGTTGAGTATTATCCTTTGGTGTGGTTGTATCCAGATGGCTTCAATTTGCAGTCAACTGGAAAGTTGATGACATACAACTTTGCACTTATTGTGATGGATCGTGTGTTTGAATCTGAGAGCAACACAATTGAAGTTCTTTCGGATACGGCACAAATTATGGCAGACATATTTGCATTGGTCGACAACAACAATCAAGCCGATGGTGACTTTGAATTGAGCATCAACGGAAACGCATCACCATTCTATGATTCAAAAACTGATATACTGGCTGGATATGCAATCAACTTCCAAATTCTCACTCCTTATCTCTCTAATAGTTGCGTTGTACCTGTGTAGTGTGATTTGGGCGATGTTCAATTTTGAAGAACATCCAAAGCCAAAAACACTATTGAAGGTAGAGATGCACGAAAGAATTGTGGAAAGGGAGAAAATCAAACGAAGCGTTCTAATCAAATATCTTAATCACTTGGATACAATCTACCTTGATACCTTCAAAAGTTCGTCAGAAGGTCTGAAACAAGCAATTGAGTTACATCGTACACTTGACACAACTCTATGAAGAAAAACAATGTTCTCAAAATTGACAAGCCGTTTGAAGAAACGAAGGTTCTATTGATTAGTGATTTGCATTGGGACAATCCAAAGTGTGACCGTGTAACTTTGAAACGACATCTTGACTTGGCACTTGCCGGAAACAATGACATCCTAATCAACGGGGATTTGTTTTGTTTGATGCAAGGTGCGTATGATCCACGAAAGAGCAAGTCAGACATCCGACCTGAACACAATGTTGCAAACTACTTTGATGCCATTATTGAAACTGCGGTTGAATGGTTCACGCCCTATGCTCACAACATTAAGCTCATCGGATATGGCAATCACGAAACGAACATTCTCAAACGCCAAGAAACCGACATCATTGAACGATTTGTTACTTTGTTAAACTACAAAACGGGAAGCGATATTCAGGTTGGTGGATATGGTGGATGGATTCGGTATACTTTTGAGCAACACACCAAAACTTGTATGTATACAATGAAGTATATGCACGGATTCGGTGGTGGTGGTGCGGTCACTCGTGGAACAATTCAGCACAATCGAATGAGTGTGAATGTTGAGAATGCCGATGCAATTTGGATGGGTCATGTTCACGAGGACTATGAGCTTACTTACACCGTTGAAACCTTGTCAATCAGGGGAACTGTCTATTTGCGTGACATCTTGATGATCCGTACATCGGCATACAAAGAAGAATACGGAGATGGTTCAAAGGGATGGCATATTGAACGAGGTGCATCACCAAAGCCAATCGGAGGTCGTTGGTTAGTAATGAATCCAGTTCGCGAAGGTGACCATCGCAAGATTATTGCTTACACCCACAAAACAATCTAAGAGTTAAAAAAACGCAAACGGATATGATCTTAAAAGTTCAAATTGTACACGAGCAAAAGAACGACAATTGGATGGGTTTGATTGAGGGAGAAGCCGACATCGTTGAAATCGTTGAGGATGGTGCGATTGATTCTGCACAAATTGTTGGAGTGAGTGCTTATCACGAGTATTGCATCGTTTATATGCTCGGTGGTCACTCGTTTATACTGGAAGAAGAATATGATATATTTGTAAAGAGATGGATGCAGTCAACCCGAAACACTATAAACAAGGATTAATTGAGTGCATTGATGCGATTGAATCAGCAACCACCAATAAAA